ATGTTATTGCACCTGCAGGTGCAATAACATCGGGCACAGGAACTCCAATTACAGATGGTAGTGGTAAACCCATCATGAGCGGGTCCGCAACCTCTAAAGATGTGGGTATTACCAATGCTGCGGGACAAACTATTGTGCAGCCAACTTGCCCTGCCGAGTATTTGGCAAAAACAACAACGTTTAATCCAAGCGGTAACTTCAATTCAACAACTCCAAACTTGAGTCAACAGCAGGCCAAGGCCATGATGGCAGAGTTGGGCTACTTTGAAAGTCAATTCAACTACAGCTATACCTCCAGTGACGGAACACGCATAGGAAAATATGCAGTAGATGCACAGTACTTGGCCGATGCTGGTTATATCAAACCTGATGCTATCAAACAATACGGCACAGCCACACTGAGCAAAACTGCCAGTTGGACTGGTAAAGATGGCATACAAAGTCAAGATGACTTTTTTACTAACCAAGTTGAACAAGACAACATACAATACAACGAATTTACCACCAACTATGCAGCGTTGATAGCCAGTGGCGGCATCATGGCCGACGATGATGTTTGTACCGCGGCAGGCATGATGTTTGTTGCACATCAGATGCGTAGTGTGAAGACTGCAACTCTTTGGAGGAAAGACGGAGGAGTATTTGATTCACTGGCTCGTGATGGGGCAGTTTATTACAACCAAGGCCGTTATGCCATTGACGTATTGGCCGCTGGCGGCGCTGTAAGCAGTGTGGCACAAACAGCAGGACTAAGCGGCACAAATACCACTGGCATCAACCCTGACGATGTGTTTACTTTTGCTGCAAGTGGAACTGGAACACGAGCCGGATTTGATCAGCTTGGCGGTGATTTTAAAGACGCTGTACTCAAAATGGCACAAGATTTCAAAGCCAAAACAGGAGCCAAGATTGCTATTACTAGTGCTTATCGCAGCCCAGCAGATCAACAGGCACTGATTGACCGCTGGCATGCCGCAGGCGGCGGTCCCAACATGCCCACAGCAGGTGGTATTACCACGCCTTCGCTCAAGAAGAGCGCACACAATGACGGTATGGCCATCGACAGTGGACAAATGTCGTTGGTGGCAAGAACTGTTGAGTTATCCACATACGGACTGCGTTGGGGCGGCACATTCAGTAAGTCTGACCCGGTTCACATACAGTTGAACAACTTCCCTCTACAATAAATACATTATGGCAATACTATACAAAGGTTTTAGCACTATAAATCGCAGCAAAAAGTTTCGTGCTGTAGATATTGATTTGGTCAAGCAGGATCTGCTCAATCATTTTGGTATCCGCAAAGGCGAAAAACTCATGCAGCCAAACTTTGGCAGTATTATATGGAGCCTGTTGTTTGAACCGCTTACGGATCATGTCAACGATTTGATAGTCAATGACGTCAAAAACATCGTGGGTTATGATCCACGACTGGGACTGAAAAATATCACTATAACTGGTCAAGAACACGGTATTCAAATTGAACTAGATCTTGTATTCATACCCACCAACCAGTCAACCACACTCAGCCTGAACTTTGATGCCAACAGCAGCAAGCTGACCACTAGAGGCGCTTATTAATTAACTACGTAGATTTTGATTGTAATAAATACACAATAACGGATGTATTTAGATGTCAATCACTACTCGTCAGACCAACCTACTGGTAAACCAAGACTGGACACAGGTCTACCAAACTTTCAAACAAGCTGATTTCACCAGCTACGATTTTGAAACTCTACGCAAGACCATGATCGATTACTTGCGTAACTACTATCCTGAAGATTTTAATGACTTCACTGAGTCAAGTGAATTTGTTGCCTTGATTGATCTTATCGCATTTTTGGGTCAAAGTTTGTCATTCCGTGCAGATATGAATGCCCGTGAAAACTTTTTTGACACAGCAGAACGTCGCGACAGTATCTTAAAATTAGCACGTCTAATCAGCTACAATCCCAAACGCAATATTGGTGCCAGTGGCTACTTGAAGATTGACAGCTTGAACACCACAGAAAACCTATTTGACAGCAACGGCTTAAACTTAAGCAATCTGTTAATTTCGTGGAACGACACTGCCAACCCTGACTGGCAAGAACAGTTTACCACCATCTTAAATGCTGCCTTGATCAGCAATCAAGTGATTGGCAAACCTGGAAATACCAACACAGTAAACGGTATAGAAACTGACGAGTACAGTATTAACTTGACACCGGGTGTTATCCCACGCAGAACATTCAGCGCCATTGTTGAAAACAGCAAAATTGACTTTGAGGCCGTGAGTGCATCCAGTGTGGGGCAATCTTACATCTACGAACCTTCCCCAGTACCGGCTGGCAAATTCAATATCTTGTACCGAAATGATAATTTGGGCAACAACAGCATCAATACTGGATATTTTGTTTATTTCAAAGAGGGTACATTAAACACACAAGATTTTAACTTGAATCAAAGTTTGCCTAACCGTGTGGTCAGTGTCAATGTAAATAGCATCAATAACGATGATATTTGGTTATACCAATTGGATGTTACTGGCGCAGCATCAACACGTTGGTACCAAGTGCCAGCAATTGCCGGTATCAATGTCATCTACAATCAAAGCAGCAATCGTAACTTATATCAAGTCAACAGCCGCAGCAATGACCAAATTGATCTAGTATTTGGTGACGGTGCATTTGCCAACATTCCACAAGGCATTTATAGACTATACTATAGAACCAGCAACGGGTTAAGCTACAAAGTTACCCCTGATGAAATACAAAGTGTTACATTGAGCTTTCCTTATGTAAGTCGTAATAACAGTGTTGAAACATTAACCATGACTGTGAGTTTGAACTACACAGTATCAAACAGTCAGCCACGTGAGAGCATCGACGATATTCGTACCAAAGCACCTGCCAACTACTATACGCAGAATCGTATGATCACAGGCGAAGACTACAGCCTGTTCCCGTATACCAACTTTAGTACAATTTTGAAAGTCAAAGCAGTGAACCGCCAAAGCAGCGGAACCAGTCGCTTTTTGGATGTGCTTGATGTAACAGGCAAGTATAGTAGCACGAACATTTTTGGATCAGATGGCATACTGTACAGTCAAGCTCCTACCACCAGTACAACTTTTAGTTTTGTAACAGCAACAGACATTTACCAAGCCATTTACAACACAGTGGCTCCTTTGGTAACAACCAAGCCAGTGTTGCAATACTACTATGCCAATTTCCCACGCTATTCACCTCCAGCGCTGACCTCATGGAGTCGTACCACTGCTGCATCGGGTAGCAGTACTGGATATTTTGTAAATAGCAGCAACCAATTGTTGCAAATTGGACTTGGGGTAAGCAACAATTTACAATATATCACAACAGGTGCCATGGTGCGCTTCAATGCCGGCTCGGGCAAATACTTTGATGCACAACATCAAATTCAAACGGGCACAGCAACTTATCCTGGCGAACACACCTATTTGTGGTCCAGCGTGGTGATTGCCAATGGTGGTTACAGTGTGCAACTGAGCCAAAATATTCCCACTGGTGCAGTACCTGACACAATTATTCCAGTGTTTAAGAACGCATTGCCCACAGGCACATTTACTACACAAGTGGTGCGTCTATTGCAAAGCTATCAAAACATTGGATTGAGCTACAACAACACCAAGCAAGCATGGCAAATTATATTGCCTCAAGATTTGAACTTGGGCGCTTTCAGTCTCACTAACCAGGGCGATACCACTGGTTCAGGACTGGACAGCAGTTGGCTAGTGGCATTTACCTACAACGGTATCAGTTACAATATTGCTCATCGCGGACTTGAGTATGTGTTTCAAAGTGCAGGTGAAACACGATTCTATTTTGATCCCGATGTCAAGACATTTGATAGTAAAACTGGATTGACAGTAAATGACCAAATTTCAGTACTGAAGACAAACAGTCAGCCCGACAGTGCCAATCCAATTGGATTGGATCAACAGTGGTACATCTATAACAACGTGATCAATCCTGACGGATATGTGGACAATACACAGGTATTGGTAACTTTCCCAATGACCAATAATGATGGTATTCCTGACGATCCCGATCTGTTTACCAACATCATTGCACCCACAGTCAACTCAAACAAAAAATATGTATTCTTCCAACAGGTTACATCTGCAGATAATTTCTTAACTACTATTCCTGTTGACAATACAACCATTGTAACTGCCTATACAACACAGAGTCAGATCAATGCCAACAGAACCAGTTACATTCCTGGGCAGATATTTTATGCCACCAGTGAAAACGTGTTCTATCAGTACAACGGCAATTCAACCAATGTGTCAATGATCACCAACTACATTGCTGAAGTTGGACGCCAAGGCTTGCAGTTCCAATATCGCCACAGTAGCCCTAACGATCGTCGTATTGATCCTGCGCCCAACAACATCATGGACTTGTATATCTTGACCACACAGTACAGTGCAGACTATCTGTCCTGGATTCAAGACACTACAGGCACTGTAAAAGAGCCCAGCTTACCAACCAATGACGAGTTAAAAACTGAATACGGTAGTGGTTCAACCAGCCTTGAAAACTTCAAAGCACTGAGCGATACTATTATTTACAACCCTGGCAAGTACAAGCCGTTGTTTGGAGCCAAAGCAGATCCAAGCCTACAGGCAACTTTCAAAGTTGTTAAAAACCCCAATGTCAATGTAAGCGATAATGACATCAAGAGTGGAGTTGTTGCTGCACTTAATGCGTATTTCAATACAGCAAATTGGAACTTTGGGGATGTATTTTACTTCAGTGAACTCAGTACCTATTTGCACAACCAGCTGGCACCCAATGTGGCCAGCATTATTATTGTACCCAGCAGTACTGATATTGCTTTTGGCAACTTGTTGCAAATCAACAGCAACCCAAACGAGATCATGGTCAGCGCTGCCACAGCAGATAATGTACAGATTATCAGCGCAATCACAGCAGCACAAATTAATCAAACCCTAGCAGGATTGGGAATCGTAATTTAATATGGCACAAATAAAGACAAGCAATTTCTTACCCGAAGTATTTAAAACAGATACTAATCAAAAGTTTTTAAATGCCACTCTAGACCAGCTGGTTACACAGCCTGATTTAAGAAACGTCAACGGCTATATTGGTCGTAAGTTTGCTCCTACTTTTAAAAGTACAGACAATTATCAACCTGAACCCAATGTGCTACGTCAAAATTATCAGCTGGAGCCCAGTGTTGTTGTAAAAAACAAAATCACAGGCGATACTGAATTCTTCAGCAGCTATATAGATCTATTGAATCAAGTGGGTCACTACGGTGGGTTAACAAACAATCAAACAAGACTATTCACTAGCGAAAGCTACAGTTTTGACGGCTTGTTTGACTTTGATAAATTCATTAACTTTAACCAGTACTACTGGTTAGAAAATGGTCCAGATGCTGTGCAAGTATACGGTAGCGCAGTGCCAACTACAGAGACGTTTACGGTTACTCGTAATACTGCAACTGGTACATACAGTTTCAGTAACGCACAAGGTGTAGAAAATCCCACTATACGTCTTGCCTACGGTGGAACATACAATTTCGTAGTTGACCAACCTGGATATCCTTTTTGGATACAGGCCAGTTCTGGCGTGAGCGGAATCAAAGACAATCAAACCAACTTGACCAGTCGCGATGTACTGGGTGTGACCAATAACGGAACAGATGTTGGTACAATCACGTTCCGAGTGCCGCAGCCCAACGCACAAGATTTTTATGTGCGTATGCCTCTAGCAGGCAGTGCCGATATCAGCACCATGTTGAGTTATACTCAAATACAGGGAAAACGTTTGAGCAGTATTGTTTCGTTATTTGAAAATGGTATTGACGGCGTCGCTGCACCCAACCAACTCAATTTAAAATCATTGATTTTTGTCAACAATGACTTAGACGACAGCAAATGGATTGAAGGTACCTATGGACTTATTCCAACTGCTCAAAGACGCAATGCTTGGCAAATCACACTCAGTTCAACTAACGGTGTAATTGATGCTGATCCTATTGTAAAATTAAATCCATTGGTGCAATCTTTTGCAATCTCTGCATTACAGAAAGTTTTTGTACGTGGCGGAAATTCGCGTGCAGAGTACACCTACTATTTGGCCAATGACTATTTGTCTTTGAATTTATTCAATTTGATGCCAGACATTACAGCACCTTTGTCCAACTTGTATTATCAAGATGGAGTTGGTGCCAGTTTTGTTGGCGAAATAGATCTATTGGATCCCACATCGGTCACCATCAACGTTGATGCCAACATTGTTGGTAGTAAAAATTACAAGAGTCCCAATGGGGTTACATTCACAAACGGACTCAAAGTGACGTTTGATGACAGTGCTGTGCCCAACACCTATGCTGGCAATACCTACTATGTTGAAGGTGTTGGCAGCGCAATACGTCTGCTGGATGTCAACAACTTTATAACTCCCGAATCTTATGCAGCAAATGGCCTTGCTGCACAAGACTACATCACTGTCAATCGCGGTAGCCAAGATTTAAACCCTTGGACACGCAGCAATCGTTGGTTCCATATTGATGTCATTAACACCACAGCTGCCTATAACAATGTCAATCCAATATTGTCTCAAAACCTACGTGCCAGCCGCCCAATTATTGAATTTGAAGCTGACCTACAGTTGTACAATTTTGGTCGTCAGGCCAAAACGCCAGTGGATCTATTGGATTTTACCATTGTTGACAGCCGCAATACTGTGGAATTACAGCCAGCTGGTTATACGCTGGGTGGTGTCACTCTGACACAGGGCATGCGAGTTGTTTTTGCCAACGACTTTGATCCAACTGTACGCAACAACATATTTGTAGTCAATATTGTTTATCTGCCAGGTCTTGGGGGAAATGTCATTAACTTGGTATCAGCCAGTGATGCCACAGTAGCCATCAATAATAATCTTGTGGTATTACGCGGTACCAACAAAGGTGTTGAGTACTGGTATAACGGTACTTGGATTCAGGGACAACAAAAAACTGGTGTAAATCAATCACCTTTGTTTGATGTGATTGACAGTACAGGCACCAGTGTTGGCACATATACCGGTGCTTATTATGCAGGCACAACAACTCCTTTTGCTGGAACAAAAATTTTCAGTTACAGTGTTGGCACCGGCAACAACGATACTGTATTGGGGTTCCCGTTAAGTTATAGAAACTTTAATCAAATTGGTGATATTCAGTTTACAAACAACTTTGATACCGACACAATTGATTATGTTGACGGAGCCGGCACCGCACAGTCCAGTGTCAACATCAATACATTGGGCACCCTACAACAAAATAAAAGTTTAACTGCCTACACATCACGCAACTCATGGACCACCAACACAGAACCAAGCAAACAGTTCCAAGTTATTGGCAACATCTATGACGGTAACAACGCATATTTTCAAATTGATATTGCACAAAATAGTGAGGTCACTGTACCCTACTTTCGAGTATACAAAAACGCAATACAAATTACTGGTTGGGAGTTTGTCACTGTTGGCACAATCAAATATGTGCATGTCACTGACGCAACATTGAGCACGGGCGATCAAATTGACATCTTGGTGTATAACAGCAGCAGCACCAGCAATTTGGGCTATTACGAAGTTCCCAAGAACTTGGACTTGAACAGTCAAAACTCTGAATTCAAAAGCCTTACACTGGGGCAACTACGTAACCATGTCAGCACCATGGTGGCCAACAGTAATCAAATTACTGGCAGCTTTCCAGGCGCAAGTAATCTACGCGATACTTATATCAAGGCACAAGGCGGCAGCATCCTGCAACATGCAAGCCCAGTGTTGTACAGTGAATTGTTCTTGGTGGATGACAAAACCAATTTTATTGACTCATTGAATTTGGCACGACACGAATACAGCAAAGTCAAAAATAAAATTATTGAATTAAGTGGTAGATTGTCTGGACTTGATTATACCAATATTCCAGTGTTGCTTGACACCTTGTTGAAAAATATCAATGCAGTCAAAAACAAATCGTTTGCTTGGTACTACAGCGACATGGTGCCATATGGAGATATCAAAAACACCATCACTTATACTGTATTGAGTGCAGAAATTGTTGACTACGAGATCAGCAGTATTTTCAGCGACACCACTCTCAGTAACCTTGCAGTATTAGTGTACAAAAACAATGTACAGTTGATTAAAGGTATTGACTATGTGTTTGACACCAATCGCGCTGGTATCACATTCTTGACTCCGTTAGCAATTGATGACGTGATCACCATTAACGAGTACAGTGACACTGACGGGAACTATATTCCTGAAACTCCAACCAAGTTGGGCTTATATCCTAAATTTACCCCAAGCAAGTATTACGATACAACCTATGCCAGTCCCATATATGTGATACAAGGGCATGATGGAAGTATCACTCCCGGCTTTGGTGACTACCGTGATGATTTGTTGTTGGAGTTTGAAAAACGCATCTACAACAACATCAAAGTTGATTATGTTAAAAATGTATTTGACATATACAATTTCTTACCTGGTAAATTTAGATCAACTGAATACAGCAATACCGAGTTTACACAGTTATTGACCAACAGCTTTTTGACTTGGGTTGGCGGAAATCGTGTTGACTATATCTCCAACACAACTTTTGTTGCCAGCGAGCCGTTCAGCTGGAATTACAATCGTTTTGTTGATACCGTTAACGGTGCCAAACTGCCTGGATACTGGCGTGCCATCTACAAGTATTTTTACGACACTGATCGTCCACATACCAATCCTTGGGAAATGGTTGGATTTACCGAACAGCCCACATGGTGGGAAACACGTTACGGCCCTGCACCCTATACCAGCGGTAACAAAGTGCTCTGGGGTGATATGGAAATTGGGTTGATTTGGAACAACGGAGATGTCTCTGTTGACAAACGTTTTGCACGTCCCGGATTAAGTTCAATTATTCCAGTAGACTATACCGGAGCACTATTGCCTCCAAGCAACTTCTTGGTCAAGAGTTTTAGCAGTAACAATGCCAGTGGCAATTTTAAAATTGGCGATCAAGGACCAGTGGAAACTGCATGGCGTCGCAGCAGTGATTTTCCTTACGCTATGCAACAAGCCTTGGCTCTAGCAAAACCAGCTTTCTACTTTGGTACACTGATGGACATTGGGCGTTACTATAAGAATATTGATCTAAATCAATATGTTGTCAGCGACACACTACAACGTGTGACACCTGCAATAATCAATGTAAATGGTACCACCAATGGCAAAAACACCATACTACGTGCCGCAGGCTACATAAACTGGATTGCTGAATACCTACGCAATCAAGGTATTGATCCTGGTACCAAACTGTATGAATATCTTGACAATGTCAATATTCAATTGGCCTATAAAATGGCTGGTTTTACAGACCAAACTTTTATGCAGGTGATTGCAGAACAAAGCAGTCCCTCTAGCACCAACAGCGGAGTGGTTATCCCCAACGAGAGTTATGCCATCAAGCTGTACAAGTCAACTCCTATCAAAACTGTAACCTACAGTGGTGTCATTGTTGAACGTACTGCTACAGGATACACAGTGAGCGGGTTTGATACAGATGCACCTTACTTTACTATTATTCCAAGCCTGGCCAATAATAACAGTTACAGTTTGACAGTATTGAACGAAAAAGGTGTCATATATCAAGACTATCAACAGTACAAAGTAACTATACCTTATGGATTTGAATTTACAAATCGCCAACAGGTGGTGGACTTTTTGGTGAGCTACCAACGTTACTTGCGTGGCATTGGGTTCCGTTTCACTGATGTTGACCCCGATCTTGGCGTTCAACGTGACTGGTTACTGAGCGTACAAGAATTTTTGATGTGGGTGCAGCAGGGTTGGCAAGCCAGTAGCGTACTGGTATTGAGCCCGGTACTTAACCGAGTAACATTATTCAGTGCATCAGGTGTTGTTGACAAGATTCAAAATCATCCTGGGCAAAGTCGTGTACTTGACACCAACTACAACTTTGTCAAATACAGCCAATTGAGTGTAAACCGTACCAGCTTGGCTACAGGCAATACATTTGTATTGAATGCAAATAATGGACAAACACTGGCTTTGGTAAAAGTAGATGTAGTTGAATACGAACATGTCATGATATTTGACAACGTGGATATTTTCAACGATGTCATCTATGTTCCCGAACTGGGCAATAGACAGTACAGATTGAAACTGGTTGGCAAGAAAACTGGCGCTTGGACAGGTGCAATGAATCCTCCAGGCTTTGTGTTCAACAATACCACAGTGGATGCTTGGCAACAAGGCACAGACTACTTGATGGGCAGTTTGGTACAATACAAGAGCAACAACTATACAGCACTACAAGATGTTGTAGCATCGGGAACATTTGATACTACCAAATGGGCCTTGGTACCCGGCAACGGACTAAAAACAGGCCTGTTGCCTAATTTTAGCTACAATGCTGAGAAGTTCAATCGCTTTAATGATGTTGACAATCCCGAACTACTGGGCGACTTCCACTTGTACAGTGACAGTGCCATTGGCTTCCAGCCACGCGATTATTTGACAAACTTTGGTATTGACGAAGTCACACAGGCCAAGTTTTATCAAGGGTTTATTCGTGAAAAAGGCACATTAAATTCTATCTATGCGTTTACCGCAGCCGGTTTCAACGGCATTACCAGCGACATCAGTATCTACGAAGAATGGGGTATGCGTGTTGGCGAGTACGGTGCATTGGACAACAATCGCAGCGTTGAACTGATTCTAACTGAAGGCACCTTCAACGGTGATCCTGTCACATTCACGCTATTGCCCAACAACGGCTCTAGCATCAGCGGCATAATTGGTGTACAACCCTCAAAATTGTACAAGACCGAAGGCACATTCCAACCCAACATCTATTTAAATCGCAATGCCGGCAGCATCTACAGTAACGATATTCAAACAGCAGGCTATGTTGATATAAATGATGTTACTACCACAATCTTTAACATCAATAATCTAGCAGCATTGTCTTCCAATATTGGCAAAATTGGTATTGGATCTACAATTTGGACCGCTAATGATGTTAACTCAGATTGGAACGTGTATCGAGTCAGCGAAACTGATGTTACAGTACAAACAATATCATATGCAATTGACAACATTGGAACAGTCACAACAGACAAACCACACGGTTTGGCCTATAACGATATCGTTGCAATTAAAGGATTTGATGTACGGGTTGATGGATTCTACCGAGTATACAACATTGTTGATGCCTTTAATTTTAGCATAGTATTTTATGGGCAAAATGCAACACAAATCAAACAGGCCATTACCATTGTTGGCACCGGTCCGTTGTTCATGTTGCAATCTGTACGTATCAAATCTCCAACAGATCTAAACAGTATTACTCCAGCACACGGTTGGATCAACAATGATAAACTTTGGGTGGACAATGACAATCTAACTAACGGTTGGGCTGTGTATAACAAAAGTACACCGTGGTCAGGTAACGTCAGCCCGCTAAACCCTAGCATGAAACTGAACGCAAACAGTTATGCAACGGGCACAGGATTTGGTACAGTCACCACAATCAATACAGCAGGAACTTTTGCAGCGGCAGGATTGCCTACGCTGAACATGGGTAATGTGATTGCATTTGTTGCCAACATCACCAACGGCAATGTGTTTACTGCGGTTGCAAACATTGGCGCACATCCAGGAAATAGTGTAAACAAGTTTGGTGCAAGCCTTACCACAGCAGGTAATCTGTTGTATATTGGCAACCCTGGCACAGGCACACAATACGGACGTGTACACATTCATCAGTTTAACGGCAATGCCAGCTTCCCTTGGATTCAAACACTAACAAGCCCATGGAGTAGCAACGCCAGCGATGCTTATGGCACCAGCATTGATGCCAGTGCAGATGGTACTTGGTTATATGTTGCTGCACCCAATGCGGGCAATGTGTATGTGTATCAGGCCAATGCCAATAGTTATTACAGCTATGCCAATACTATTACAGTTGGTAGCAGCAGTGCAGCACAATTTGGTTACAATGTAAAAACCACCAGTGATGGCCGTCAAGTTGCGATTGGTGCTCCTTATCAAGCAGTCAACGGCGTAAGTGCAGCAGGTGCAGTCTATGTGTTTGATCGCAGCGTTGAAGCATTTATTGCTAACGGTGTCACATATACAACACAGTACACAATTGGAACTACCAGCCGTGTGACAGTGAACGGTAATGTTGTGTCTACAGGTTATACCGGCACCGGCACTACCACATTGACATTTGCTACTGCTCCTGTAGTTGGCAGTTTGATCACAGTTGAAACCAACAAGATACAGTTGCTTGAAACACTGACAGCACCCACACCCAAGAGCGGTGCAGCATTTGGTACAACAACTTACATTGCTGGTAACGATGCCGACGTGTATGTTGCAAGTCCTGGTTACAGTGTACCTGGCTACTACAGTGGTATCGTGTATCGCTTTGTGAACCAAGGCGCCAGCTATGGCACAATTACCAGCACAAACTACTCGCCTGTGATCAACACTGGAGATAACTTCCGCATCAACGGATTTGAAATTGTATCACAAAGCAACACTGTAGCCAATCTTGCAGCCACAATCAACAGCGCAAATATTCCAGGTGTTACTGCGATTGCACAAGGATATGGCGCACTGACATTGACCAGCAATGTAACCACCCCGTATCAAAAGTTGGTAATTGGGTCTGGATCGGGAAACTTGTTGGCCAACTTGGGCATGATGGTATACAACAACGTACAGACACTGCAACATCCTGCACAGGACAGCGTGGCCGAATACGGTAGCCAAGTGTTGGCAAGCCCTGACAGCTCAAGTCTAGTGATTGCAGCCAATGGTGGTAGTACACAAAACATCACAACTTTTGACACTGCAACAACCACTTTTGATACCAGCACTGGAATCTTTATTGACACAATTGAAGGTTCGGGCATGGTATACATTTACGGTCTAGTAAACGGAGCTTTTTCAAGCACTGCACAAGATCAATATGTATTAATTCAACGTCTGCAAAATAATCAATTGAGCAGCAATGACCAATTTGGTTACAGTGTGGCAATGAATGCCAATGTCATGTTGGTTGGTGCTCCTGGCGACAGCAACACCATGACATTCAGCACCATCAATGGTGCATACACTCCTATTCCAAGTGCAGGTACATACTATACCTACAACAACTTTAGCGGCAATGTGGGCTGGGATGTTGTTGAACAACAAGTGGATAAAGTTGATATTGACAGCATTGGTAGAATGTACTTGTACAATGCAAATACCAATGTGATTGTGACTCAGCTGGATTATATTGATCCTGCTAAAGGCAAAATACTGGGCGCTGCACAACAAGATCTAGACTATATCACTGCATACGATCCTGCAAGCTACAATGCAGTCAGTGGTATTGATAATATCCCCAACCTTGCAAACAGTTTGGATTACCATTGGGGTCCAGACCATGTTACTAAGACTTGGTGGAATACTGGAGTAATGCGCTACATTGATTATGAACGTGGCGATTTGATTTATAGTGCAAATAACTGGGGCAAGTTGTTCCCAGGCAGCACAATCCAAGTCTGCGAATGGGTTGAAAGTGACATGCCTCCCAGCGCTTATACAGGATTGGGAACTCCGCTATACTCCGACAACAGTGCTTACAGCATTGTGACCACAATCAACCCTGAAACCAAATTGGCTACCAGCAAGTACTACTACTGGGTTACAGGTAAAACCAGTGTTGAACCTGACAGTGTACACATCAACACAATCAGTACAATTCAAGATTTGATAACCAATCCACAGGCACAAAATATTCCTTATGCAGCAGTGGTACGCAGCGATACTATCAGTCTACACGGTATCAGCAACTATCTAAGTGGAAATAGTACTGTGCTACATGTTGACTACGACACATTGAAAAATTCACATGTGATCCATAGCGAATACCAATTGGTGCAAGAAGGCAACCCCAATAGCCCAATTCCCAAACGCATCATCAACAAGTTGATTGACAGTTTGAGCGGTATTGACGCCAATGGCGTGGCAGTTCCTGAATCAGTGTTGACTCCGCAGAGCAGTATTGGACTTGGGGTATACCCAAATCAAACACTGTTTGTAAATCGTTTGTCGGCACTGAAAAACTGGGTTGAGTATGTAAACGGCATACTGATACAGTATCCCATTGTTGAAGAATTCAACATCAGTGGCTTGTACCAATCTGCTGCTTTGCCTGACTTGTCAGCATACGATTTGCAAGTTGCAACACATGCCGAACTTGGCTATGTAGAAACCGACTACTTGACAGCAGGTTATGTGGCCTTGGTCACAACAGACGAGACACAGCAAGAACTATGGACCACATACACATGGAATGGTACTGCTTGGGTTTTGACCACGGTACAAAGCTACTACACACCGTTCTATTGGAGCAAAACAGACTGGTACGACAGCACCTATGACAGTACAGTATTGCCCACATACGTGGTCAACACCACATCGGATGTTGCTGCACTGACATTGGCTGTTGGTGACACAGTCAAAGTGTTAAACAACGGCAACAGTCAATTTGTTGTTTATCGTGTAAACAGTGACTCTACTACTAGCCTAGTGGGCATTCAACAGGGTACTATACAGTTAAACAGCAACTTGTATACTACTGATGTTGCTGCCAACGAGATACGCATTATATTTGATGTATTGATGAACTATATTTTTATTGACACACTAAAAGTCAATTTTAATAACATGTTCTTCTTCTTGATCAACTATATTTTAACTGAACAACCAAACATTGATTGGGCATTTAAAACCAGCTTTATCAGTATCTTGCACAAGTTGCGTAAGTTGGACCAACCAGCTAACTATGTACCAGACAATCAAACCTATTACGAAAACTATATCAATGAAGTCAAACCTTACAGAACCAGTATTCGTAACTACCTGATTGACTATCAAGGCAACGACGAGTACTATGGCGATACCACAGACTTTGACATTCCTAGCACTTATATAAATGATTTTGGCGGTTATCGCAGCCCAAATAGCAGCAACGGACTGGATTATACATGGTTAAGCACACTACCTCAGTATAGCCAATGGTATAAAAACTACACTTACGGTATCACCAGTGTAACAGTGGCCAATATTGGCGCCAACTACACACTTACACCCACTGTGACTGTTGTTGGCGGCGGAGGCAGCGGCGCAAATGTACGTGCCCTAGTAAACTTTGGAAACAACACCATTGAGGCGTTCCAAGTAATCAACCCTGGTTCAGGATATACCAGCCAGCCCACTATCTTTATTAACGGTACAGGTACTGGTGCTACAGGCTATGCAACATTAAAAAATCACTACATGATTGAAAGTTTACCAACCACAGCATTGACTGCAAACAGCAATGTCACAGTGTATGTTGGCAATTTGATCACACAGCCCAATACTGGTGCATACGGTACTGTGTACTCGGCCAGCACTGGTAATTTGATTACGTTGATTGATACCACAGGAACATTTAACACCACTGACTACATTTTTAGTGATGCTGCCAATTTACATACCAATGTAACCACTATCAGCAGTTATACACAGTTTGTAAATCAAAGTTACAATACAACACGCTCCATGGCAGTCACATTGAACTTTGATCGTGTCAGCTACAGCAGCAACGTGATTACTTGGCAACCCAATATCACAGTGGCCAACAGCACAGTTGTAAGCTATAACGGACAAGCGTATCAAGCAACCAGCAACGTATACAGCACTGCTATTTTGACCTTGAGTGGAAACGTAAGTGCCAGCGTTGGCAACTATGTTACACAGGCCAACACCACAGCCAATGCTCAAGTTATTGCCATCAGCAGCAATTTGCAGTTGATCACAGTGGCCAACTTGTCCAGCAACTTTGTGCGTCGTAGCGGAAATATTGCAGTCAACGGAACTCCAACCAATGTGCGCCCGGTTGTGGTCAACAACATATTTGACTATACCAAATACAACAAGATAACATCTACACAAGTTGGCACAGCAGCAGATCGCATCAACGCATACTACACACCCACTGCCAGTATGCCCAGCAAAGATTTGGCGCAGTTGATGACTGGTGCAGAATATCCAGGCGTCACAGTGGCTGGAGTAACCTACGAGGCCAACAGCAGCATATTCAGTAGCAATTTGATTTACTCACAATCAAGTACCAGTGCAATTTATAGTGCCAACATCACTATCCCAACAGTGCAATTAACGATTGCAAATGTTGAAACACTATATACTGGCAACGTTATTACTCAAGCAGTGACTGGTGCGACCGGTAACGTATACAGCACCAGCACTGGTAATATAGTTACTTTAGTGAATGTAGTGGGCAGTTTTGACAACACTCACTATATTTTCCGTGATTCATCAAACTTGGCCACCACAGTGGTCAGTAGTACATCGTTTAATCAAACAACTACTCAAAACTTGGTGGACTTTACCAAATTGAATTACACCGCTGGACAGCCTCTAGTGTTGGTAAACCGAGACAACAGCACTCAGTACAATTTGGTCATTAATGAAATTGATCCTTGGAGGATAATTGTTGGCGGTGCGTTACCAACTACCACAATTGGTGCCAATTTGTCTTTGAAATACTACGACTACAACAATCCGTTGTACTTGGACAGTATCATTCAAAATACCTACACCAACAGCAACACAGCAATCAATATAGATGGCGGTGCCTATTATGACACCTACAGCGGACATGGCCCTGAAGAACTGGCACCTGGGGTCACATTTGACAATCTAAATATGTTGGTCACAACCAAGTTTAGAAATAATACAGCTATTGGAACTTATCGTATTGTACACAATATGAATGCCAATGCAGCAAGTACCGATACCACAGTGTGGCCACAGTACTATGGGGTCAGCGCAAGTCATACCACTACATTAAGCGCCAATTTAAACATCACAGACAGCAATGTTCATGTTACCAATGCCAGAGCACTAACAACCCCAAATCCTGCAAGTTTGGTGCCCGGCGTGGTCTACATTAACGGTGAAAAGATTGTGTTCTGGGGCTTGGACACAGTCAACAACGTATTGTTTAATATTCGCCGCGCTGTTGATGGTACTGGCGCAGCCAACGTACACGCAGCTGGATCCACAGTGGTTGAATCTGGAATCAATCAGCTGATTCCGGGCGGAAACATTGTCCACACCACAACTTGGCTAGATCTACCAGTGGGTGCAGCGCAGAATATGACTGACAATTTTGGCACACTGATTGTGGATAATTTTGGAAATATTCTTCAAACTACTGGTGCAAATCCAGGCGCAGTAACAGATGGACAGGGCTTGGAAAACTCAACTACAGTTCAAGCACAATTTATCAGAAACTTGACCTAAATAAATATACAAAAGGCATAGAGATTTAACATGACAATTACAATTACAAACTTACCGTTACAAGGTACAGTTTATGACAATACACTGATTCCCGTTGAAACTTCGGGCACAACCGGACATATTGCAGCCAGTTCAATCAAGAGTTATGTAAGCTCGGCTACATTGACTTCGGTCACTGCAACCTCGGGAACTTTTGGCAGCATGGGCGTTACTGGTGCAATCACCGCTGGAGGAGCAATCACCGCTGCAAGTCTTACCACTAGCGGAGATGTTCTAATTAACGGAAATTTGATCATAGTTGGACTTGAGAATGTCAGTGGAAATTTAACAGCCGCTAATATATTTGGTAATTTGTCAGGTAACCTGACCGGTAATGTGCAAAGCCCTTCTTCGGGTGGTAATGTTACTATTGGTAACTTGACAGCTTATGTCACATACCCAAATCAGCCCTATATCACTAACTTGGGCAATATCACCCTCAACAGACTAACAGCCAATGCCAACATTGCCGGTGGCAACTTGTCTATTTCGGGTATCAGTGTATACGGCGGTGCCATATTGCCCACCAGCAACGCAGCAGCAGTCAATATTGGGTCCACTAGCAATTGGTTCAACAACATCTATGGTACCGCAGTTCACGCACTCTACGCTGACTTGGCTGAACGCTACACCAGTGACAGTCAATATCTTCCAGGCACTGTGGTGGTTTTTGGAACTGACACCGAGGTCACAGCCAGTTACCAGCCAGGCGATGTGCGTGTGGCAGGTGTAGTAAGTACCAATCCTGCTTACACAATGAATGCTGGCATTGACGGAGTTGATGTAGCACTGCAAGGACGTGTGCCCTGTCAAGTAACTGGCACTGTGAACCGCGGAGATATGATGGTGACAAGTGCAATCCCTGGGGTAGCAATGGCCAGCAGCGCACCTGCAACAGGTTCTGTAATTGGCAAGGCCCTGGGAACACATACTGGATCAAGTGTGGGCTTGATAGAAGTAGTTGTGGGCAGAATTTAACGATAAATATAAAATAACTAGAGAACCAAACATGAGCAAAGATACAGTACGCCAACCAGACGATCTAAGTGGAATTTATGTAGCAGGCCACATCAAAATTTTCAACCCTGAGTCAGGCGAAGTGTTTGTCAACAAACGCAATGCTATTCACTACGAAAACATCAGTACAGCATTGGGTTACATGTTGGCCAACAAGGGTCAAAACTACATTTACGAAATGCACTTTGGCAATGGCGGTACCAGTGTTGACCCAACCGGCGTTATCACTTACTTGCCACCCAACACCACAGGACAAAGCAGTAACCTGTACAGTGCAACCTACAGCAAAGTGGTAGACGATACTGCTGCGGCCAACGGAAATCCTGCACAAAACTACATACAGGTTCGTCACATTCCGGGACAAGTCTACACCGATATCTTGGTCAGTTGTTTGTTAGATTACGGCGAGCCTGCGGGACAAAGTGCGTTTGACAACAGTCAAACTTTGACAGATACTTATACTTTTGACGAACTGGGCTTGTTTGGACGCAGCACTGATGGTACTACAGGACTGACAACTACAGGCCCCATGCTTACACACGTGGTTTTTCACCCAGTACAAAAATCATTGAATAGACTTATTCAAGTGGATTACACAGTTCGTATTCAAACACTAACCAACTTGAGCGCGATTGGATAATAAATGTCATACTTAATTAATAAAACAACCGGTGAACTACTAGTTACGCTACTTGATGGTACTGCTGATGGTCCGGACATAAACCCTGGCTTGAATGTAGCCGACATTGATTTGTTTGGTAAAAACTATCCCTTGTATGGTCTTTATCAAAATGAAAATTTTATCAAATTATTGCAAAACTTTGCTGGAACTACTGCACCAGCTAAACCCTTGCAAGGTGAGTTATGGTATGATCTCACAACTGGCCTATTAAAAATCTACACTGGCACACAATTTATTCCAGTAAGCCCGGTAATTATTTCAAACTCAGCACCCACTACCACACTGGTGGGAGCGCAATGGTGGGATATTACCAACCAACAGTTGAGCATGTGGAATGGTAGTTCTTTTACCTTGATCGGTCCAGCGTATAAAGCGCCCGAAGGCAAGAGTGGTGCAATCGTTGAAGATGTTCTCGACACTGTGGCAGTGACCCATACCATCATCAAGTTCTATCACAATAACAACGTGGTGGCAATTAGCAGTTTTGACCCAATATTTACACTCAGTGCAGCCAACCCCATAACAGGTTTTAGCACAATTGGCCCAGGATTTACCTTGGCAACAGGTGTGGCCAACAACTTGTTTTACGGAACAGCAGTCAACAGTCAACAGCTGGGCAATATTGCCGCTGTCAACTATGCCCGCAATGATATTGACAGCACATTCTATGGCAATGTCACAATTGGTGGCGGCAATCTTGTGATATCAACCAATGCCAGCATTGGTACTGCTAAATTTCTCAACAACAACTTAAATGGCAACATCAGCTTCCATGCCAACATTGGCGGTGTAAGCACTCGTGTGTTGCACATCAATGCTGTCACCAGTGAAGTTGTGGTCAACACCAATCCTACTAGCTCTTTGGGTGTTGTCACCAAGCAGTACAGCGACAACAGTATTGCAACAGCAATCGCACCACTTGCTCCAAGCTATAGTCCAACATTCACTGGAGTACCCACAGTACCAAATTTGGTATTGGCCAGTGCAAATACTGCACAGGTTGCATCAATGGCATCTGTACAAAATGCCATCACCAACGGAAATACTGCACCTTGGCTGGGAAGTCAAAAGACAGTAAGCACAAGTTTACCCACTAACGGCTCAGGCAACCCCGGCGACTTCTGGTTTCAAATCTAATATATGACTATACCTAATGCAGCAGCTAGATACGGCCTAGGAGTCACATACGTAGAAAACTCCGGGACTTGGAATCCACTTAAAGGTATGTGGATTAACAATGCAGACGGAACTTGGCATCCAGTTAAAACTGGCTGGGTAGCACACGAGGACGGAACTTGGGAGCGTATCTACCCAACCCCTAAAGGTATTTTTACACCCAATGTGGCCAGTCTCAATGCCAGTCCCTATCAATATCATTACACAGGCAATCTAAAGTTTCAAGTTACCAATACTGGCGACTATACTTTGGTCATTAACAATGCTTCAGTCACTGACAACTTTGGAAATTACAATACATCAACTTTTACTTCATCAAACGCATTTCCAATCACACTAGAGACCAATGCATCTACAACTTTTACTAGCATCATCTATGGCGGTATTAGTGGTGGCATTTTTACAGGCGGCAATATTGGCACTTTTACTGGCAATATCAATTTCACAAACTACACAGGGTATCTAGGTTATGCAAACGTAAATTATCCAGTGGTGGTAAATGTGTTACCCGACTTCAACGGCATTGGGTCCAATGTAGCTGCATTGTCAAATGTGTCTTATTATCAATACGAGACACCAACAGCACAAATTGTCACAATTACCAATACTGGCAATGGCGCCGACTTGCATATATCAAATATCACTAGTCAACACGGTTATGTTATAGCATCCACAGCAAATTTGACAGCAAACGTTATTGGATATAATTTTAACACTTACACAGGAAACGTTGCTCAACTGGCAGTAACACCAGTGGCAGGATTGTCCACTGGAACATACAAAGATACGGTAGTGATCACTAGCGATGCCCTAAATGCTCCAGTATATAAAATACCGGTCACTGTCAATGTAATTACACCAAATGGCAGGGATGTTCTTGAGACCGAGGGCAGCTATACTTGGACAGTTCCTGCCCATGTATATCGTATTCGTCTGTTCTCAGTTGGTAGCGGTGCTGGGGGTGGTGCCGGAGTGTCAAATTATTCTACACAGCAAGGCGGATCCGGGGGCGGCGGTGGATCAGGTGGATACCAATACAGTTCCAGCTTGACTGTTGTTCCTGGAGAAACATTGACTATATCCATTGGTGTTCCGGGCGGAGCAGGTACTAAATCGGTTGGCATTTATAGCACTATTACAAACTATGGTGTTTGGAGTAGTTTTATGAACAACTATGCAGTTTGGGTAAGTGCCAATGGTATCGGGCCAGTCAATCGCTATGTGGGAACAAAACGTTTGGTCACATTCCCAGTTACTGGCAATTATACATTTTCTGCACAGGCTGATAACAGCGTTATCGTCGGTGTTGATGGTGTACAAAAATTAACTTCTAGTTCTTACAGTACATCAACCACTGCCTCAGTCAGTATCACTCAAGGCAGTCATGTTATTGAGTTTTTATCGCTTAACACCGGTGGCATAGGCGGATTTGCATTGACCATAGCAGATCCCACTTCAAATATCATATGGACCACTAGAACACTATTGGATCCATCGTCTGGATTTGATGGCGGCCCTACCACAGTTACTGGTAGTTTTGGCACTATTACAGTTGCGGGCGGTGTTGCTGGTGGCGGCGCATACAATGACTATTCTCCTCCCGGATACTATGGCGACGGACAAGGTGGCGAACCTGGCGACGAAGACAGCACCGACGGTGCTGGCGACGGCGGCGGTGGCTGTTAATCAAATTTGACTTACTATGAACTTTCAAACATTCAATGAC